TCTAAAGTTCCTGTAGAAGCAAATCCTTCTTCTGCAATAGTAACAGACTGATCCTGATTATTATCAATATCATCAGTTAAAGTAAAGGTTTTAGTTCCAGTTTCAAACCTTGGGAAAGTTACATTATTAGGATCTGGGATATAGTAACTACCAATTAAAGTGGCAGATATATCAGAAATAAGTCTAATGTTTGATACTTTTGCAATAGCACCGCTTGTTTGACCACGGAGACTCATTCCTTCTTGTGCCCATCCATAATATTGACCTTGAGCTTCATTAGAAAGAGAGAATGTATCAACATTTAATATTGTTGATGTTGAAGAGTATGCACTTGACAAATCTTGCAAGTTATATGGATTTTGGCGGAAAGTTTTGGTTGGGGAATCGTAAGGACCTTCTCTATGATTCGATTGTGATACTCTAAATCTGATAAAAGGTGCTGATGGAAGAGCAGTTGCGCCAACATCACCAACAACAGGAGTGGTTCCAACAATAGTTTCTCCAACCTCAAATACACCAGACTCCATTGTAATTTCCATCAACTTAGGAACACAATACTTAGAAATATCAACACCATCAAAGAATGCATAAAGTCTGGTAAGTGGTTTGACTTTCTTAGAAACAAACTCTACGTTTCTAGATCTCATGAATGGAATAAGATCTCTACTTATAACTCTATCGCCAACAGATTCACGATCAAACTGTTCAGTAACAATTGTTCTTACACCGCTTCTAGAAGTAGTTCCAAACTCTCTTGTTGTTCTGAGTCTTTCTTCAGTAACTGAATCAGTTACTTGTCTTGTATTGACTCTTTGTCGTGCTCTACCACCAAATCCTTGACGATGAATCGTATCAGGACCATTTTGAATCACTCTTGTTCTAGTTGATTCAACTACATCAACACCAGTCCAGTTAGTTTCCCAAGAATCCCATATCATAGGACCAAATCCAGTTTGTGGATCAATAGTTCCAGATTCAACAGCATCATTAAATGTTTCTACATAATTACCTTCTGCTTCAATAATTTTTGCTTCAAGTCTTGCAGTATCTACCCAATTATCAGATGCAGGTGTAAGTTCAAGAGTTCCATTCCAGAAACTAATTAAGAACGGAGTAACACTCTCAGTTCTAGTAGCAAAGTTTTGTTTGATATATTCAACTTCGGCATAATCAAGTGTTAAAACATCATTTTGCTTTCTAACATTGTTACCTTCAACTATATTAAAATTCAAGTCTGCAGTTGGATCTGTATCAACAACTGGACCAAAAATCATATCAACAGAATTAGTATAATGTCTTGGTCTTAATTCATTAAACTTCCTATCAATGGCGTTATTAATTTTGAATGAACTATCTTGTGCTAAGAAATCATTAAAATTATCAACAAAGAATCCAGACTTAAATCTATTCAGTCCTTCACTATCAGCAATGAAAAGATTGGCAGTTTCTTTTTCTAAGAGGGAAAGGGTTGTATAGTATTCAAGACTCTTGATTCTATTTTCAAGTTCCTTGATATCTTCCATCCTAAATCTTTTATGCTGCATAAAAGATAATTTTGCATCTTCTGGACGATATAGATATGCGGGAAGATCAATTCTGCAAACTTCGAGTGCATCATTAACTGGATCTGGTCTCTGTGGATTATCTGATGGCGTTCCATATACAACTTGGAATTTTCCATCTTTTGATAAAAATACTCTATCAACTCTTCCTTGATAGTATGAGACATCTGTCAGAATTGCTTCATCAGAAGCCAATACATTTGCTGCAGATTGTCCAGATCCATTAAATGATCTACCTAAGAATTCTAAAGGTGATCTAGACCCTTCAGTCGCAGTATAATTAGAAACTCTTGGTCTGATATCAATAATATCAGAGTTTCTATAGATATCTACGGATTTAATTTCATCACTATAATCAAACTGCCCATATGAATTAACAGTTGTTATATCTCCATCATCAGTGCTAGAATATGAAGCACTTGAGAAATAAACTTTTATTTGCTTAGATGGAGCAGAAGAGTCACTCTTTCTCTTTACTCTACCATGAGAATAGAAAGTATCTTCTTGTCCAGTTTTAAATGTGTAGTTTGATGATATATTAAAACTAGGAGTTGAAAGAGTCGATACTAATGCAGCTGCATTTGATTCTTGGAACTCTAGAGTTTCTCCTTCAATAAATGCAATTTCATTTTTGTAGAGGAAAGAGATTGAAGAATCATTTAATTTTTCTGCAACTATAGCAACAGAACCACTTGTTTGCCCAATTAGTTGCTCACCAATCAACAATTCTGCAGTTGTAGTTGACTGGGTATTTAATGATTGAAGAGAAACTTGAGGACAAGATGGTGAATTTGTATCAGAAGATTCAAAAATACCATGAATTTCAATAATATCTGGAACATTCAATGAAATAACTTCATCTTCAACTCTAGTTCCGAAAGGATAATTTCCAAATGTAAGTCCATTATTTAAAGTGGTAGCACCAATTCCAGATCCTGCAAGTTTTGACAGATTTACAGTAACAGAATTTACTCTGTTTTTAATTTTTTCCTTTGCTTTTGGTTTTACTTTTCTAAGTGTTGCAATTAAAGTGGCACCAGTATCATTTGCACCCAAATTACGAATTTGTAAAGTATTTCCAGTCGTAGAGATATCAAATTTATCTCCACTTAATGCTTCTGTAACTCCATTAGATCTAACTAAAAGATATCTCTCTTCATCAAAGGGAAGGAAAGTCTCATTAGCACTGGATACAACTTGTGTAGATAATTCATTACTTGCAATATTTACAGTAAATGTTTTTCTAATTACTAGAGATGCCTCTGCAAGATCTACATTAGAAACATTGACTTTTGGTAAAGGGGTGAATAGAGAATTTCCGGATGAAGGTGCTAAGTTTGTTGTAAGAACTTTAAGATCAGTCACACTTAAAGTTGATGCTGGAAGGAATCCACTTGAAATTCCAGTTACTGCAGTAACTCCTTCTACAGAAATATGGGTTGTTCCTACACTAGTAACTCTACCAATAATAGGATCTCCGTCTAGTCCTGGTGTGGTGTCACTATATTGAATAAGATCATTTTCTTTTACAATATTTCCTGGGAATGATGGATTTGCACTTCTTATTGTACTTAAACCACTTGAAAGTGGACTTACTGTAGCAATACCAACTAAGAATTTATTAGATTGGATTACATCAGCACTGAAAGTATTAACTCCAACTACACCATTATTTGTTCCATATATTGACTTGACATCAGAAAGTCCATGCTCAGTAATAGCAATAGCAATTCTTCCATTTTGAATTCCATTAAAAGTAAGTTTCTCATTTGGTATAAATGTTCCACTTGTTTCATAGACTGTAACTGCCGTTCCAGCAGAAACTGCATGTCTTAAGAAACCAGTAGCTCCACTACTATCACCTTTAATAAATGTGGGAATTGATAAAGTATGTGCCTGATTTAATGCAATATCCGTAATTGTTTGAACATCATAGAGTGCAAGGTTCCACTCATTCTCGTTTGCATTAGATGTACTATATGATCCAGACTCTAATTTGAAGTCATATATTCTTGCAACTCCAACTTCATTTCCTGGAAGAGTTTCTGAACTACTTCCAACTCTTTGATCTCTCAAACTTACAAAATAAGTATTACCAAGACCAACTGTAGGTGTTCTATGAACCCTATTCAACCTAAGTGTTGGACCTGTATTGTAAATTATATTTTGATCTTCAATAGTTCTTGTCGTTCTTGGTTTATTAACATCCAAATAAATTGCATTTAATGTTTCAATCTCATAACCCTTAACATATGCTTTTCCTGGGGAGATTTTATATAGACTAAGACCATTGCTAGGAGTTACCCCACCTGGAGTAAACTGTCCTGCATTAAAAATGCCACCATTACCAACTCTATCATTTAAAGAGTTTAAAACTGTAACATCAAATGGTTTTACATAATAATGTCCAGACTCATCAAAAGTTCTTCTAGCAAGAGTATCAGTTAAATCATTAAATCCAAGACTACCACCAAAAATACTTTTTCTAACTTCAGTTTGAAGAACGCCATTGATTACTGTAGCCAGTAAAATAAAATTATCATCATTAAAATCATCAAGTGTTTTTTTAAATAGACTTACACTAATTCTAAGTCTATCTGCGCCTGGAGCTGCATAATTATTAAATCCTTGAGAATTATCATTTAGAGTTTCATCTAAATCTGCATTTATAATTTCTTCATTTACAAATAATCCAATCCTATAACTAGGATTATTTGAATATTGATCTAAAATTAAAGTTTCCTTATTTACAGTTACAAAATTTCCCCTTATAAAATAAACTCCATTATCGATTTGGAAAGAAGAACCAATAGCAGAAGCATCAGATTCAACTGTTGATGCTAATGGAGATCCTGCAGCAATAGTGGTGTTTCCAAGCAAACCTGAAGAAATAATTTCATTGCAAGAAATTTGCTCTCCATCTAAAAATGTTTGAGATGAATTGTTTGATGTGCTAGAAGAGAGGTAGTTTACGTAAAGTGTAAGATTTCCATTCTCAGAATCTTCTGGTTGTAGAATAGAATCTACAAAAGCAGTTACTCCAGACCTTTGCCCAGTTATTTTTGTTCCAATTAACTGATCGGCATATGCAGATACAGGAACCCCTTGAAATGCATTCTCTAATTGAACACAATAATATATTTGGTTATATCCAGTATTTCCTGGAATTACTTTAGCACCTTCTTTGAAAAAATGCTGACCAAATTTTTCAATCTGGTCTTGCAGCATAGACTGAAGACTAGTTAATTCTCTAGCTTGTACTGGATATCCTGGTTTAAATAGTACCTTATGATAATCGTTCGTGGGGTCAAAATCGTCAAAGTAGGGAGCTACATTGAGGTTCGTTTGTTGTGGCATAATTCTTTAGAACTGCAAAATAACTTTTATGTCTTCCTTTTGGTTTGACGATCTTGTAATAGATGGTCTGTTATCAACGTAAATTATATTACCAGAATGTTTTTTAACCTCTGGGTTGGCAACACCACTCTCAAAGGTTTGACCAAGATAGTATGTACGATTATTTATTACCGTAGATATACCCGAGAAGTTTTCATCAATAGTCAAATTTACTCCCGTAGATGGTGAAATTGTTAATGCTCCACCTGTTCCTGGAGATGATGTAAAATTCTCTAGACTAAATCCATATTGAGGTTGAGTCTGAGCAATTCCTACAGTATTAAATCCAACAAGAGATCTGTCTTGCCAGTACTTAAGAACTCCAGTATTTTGATCATAACTTACAACTCTACCAACAGCTGTTGATCCTGTGGATACTGTTTGAGTAAAATAAGAATCTGCAGTAAATATTGCAGTACTATATCCAGATCCAACTAATTTTAATGCTCCAAGAGCACTAGCCTTATCTGCGGATAGGACACTTGAAGATCCAAATTGCTCAGGATTTTCTACAACACCAACTCTGGCAATTTGATTTCCAGTTATAAAATCTGGATTATTATTATCATTTTCAATTCTAGAATACATGAGAACATTATATGCTCCCAATTCTCTATATACATCTGCACCATGTCCACCTTGAGGTGACATTATAACATTAAAAGTTGGTCTTGTTGTTCCTGTTGGAACTCCACCCGCTTCTAAATCAACATTCCCATATGTATAATCGGATCCTTGATTTGAAACGGTAACTCCACTTACTTGTTGGTTTCCATCAATAATAATAGTGCATTGTGCTCCTGATCCATCACCTTTAATGGGGACAGATGTATATGTGGAGTTTGCGGTTCCAAGTCCAACACCTTTATTAGTGACAGTTACAATCTTAATTGACCCATCTACTGCATTATCTCTAACTGCAGCATTATCAGTGGAAGTTGCCCAATCTGATGGGACAGGTAGGTAATCTGTAGACTCAAATTTAGCAACATCGCTTGGTTTAATACTGAAAAGATATTTCCAAATATAACCATCACCACTGGTTCCTGCAGATCTTGGTTCTAAATCTGTAAATGTTGGTTCATCAAGAGATGGTCTTCCGGAAGGATTATCTACATCAAGTCCATTTTGAAGACAAATATAAACTCTAAAATCACTATTCATAACAAAATAATTTGCCAGATATAGTGATGTTGAACCGGAAACTACAGCAGTATTGGATCTACTATAATCATGACGATACATGTCATAACTTGTTCCTGAGGACCAAACAAGTTTGGGTACAACTTGCCTTACATCAGCAGTATTGATTTTTTTCAAGGCCACCATGGTGTCCCAGTAATCATTTTCCTGATCAAAATTGTCTTTAGGTGATGGTGGATCAATATCCCAATCAACCTGATAATCTGCAGGATTAGTCAATCCAATGAAAGAATAATATGAATTGCTGGCATTAGAAACACCAGCAACAAAATTCTTTGCATTTAATATTCTAATCTGATCAGTTATAATAGCAGCCATTTGACGGACTTTTTTTCTTTATTTATTAGAGATTAAAGATCATAATTTTTAAATTTTAGGAAGTTTGATCTAACGACCATAGTCGCAGTTGAAATTCCAGATCCTTCTGCATAAGAAGAATAAGAATTTTCTTTACTTCTTGCTTCTATATCAATTCTTCCCCAACTAAATGACCCAAAGAAATCTGAAGTTGTAATTCCAGAGGATCCATAAGTAAATTGATTTACCTTGGTAAACACCCTACGCACATAAGTTGAAATTCCAGATATGCTTGTGGAAATTGAAACTGCACTGTCAACTTCATAAACATTATCTGCAAAAACAGTTCCTAATCCTATTGTACTACCTGAGGCATCCAGAGATAGTACAGAAGTTGAACTAGATCCAACATTAGAATTTTTAACAACAAAGTAATCATTTTTACTAATAGAACTAATTGTTAATGCCGTTCCTGCGATATTAGAATCTCTAAGGAAAGAATCATATGGAATGTGAATATCAAAAATAAGTTGTGTTCCAATTCCAACAGTGGTTGTCCCAAATCCAACAATTACACCATTATCTCCAGAGTAGGTATTTACAGATACCTCTTCAGTATTATGTGATGGTGGTGCGATTAAAACAACAGGAGCACTAGTATTAGTATATCCAGTTCCAGCATTGGTTATTGTTATACTTGTAACAACTCCTGCAGTAATAGATGATGTTGCAGTCGCTGTCGTTCCAAGTCCAACTGATTGAACTGTACTTCCAATAGTCACTACTGGAGCAGAACCATATCCTGATCCTCCATTAGAAATAGATATTGAGGATATTGTTCCCAATCCAGTAACAATAGCAGTTCCAGCTGCACTTACTTTGGAATCTTGTGAAATAAATTTAATTTTCTTTTGGAATGTTAAATCAGTATCATTCTCATTTTGAGAATCAAATGTTGGTCTCAAACTATCAACATATATTGCTGTAGATCCAACTCCAACAGATTTTGTAATATATGCACTAGGATTAATGACTGGTTCATAAAGTTCTCTATTTTTACCAATAGCAATCTGATCAATAAATATGTCTTCAGTCTGTTTGCACCAAACAACTGGTCTTTCTAAAGTAACATCTTTAGTATTTCCAGGTCCGGAATATGAATTAGTTTGAACTATATTTGTAGATTTGATTAAATCCACAACTCTCTCATCTTCATCCAAAGATGATGCTTGTCCAAGTGATGCATCATGTTTAATTTGAAGGGTATCACCCTTTTTAACAGTTTCAATTATATTTCTAAAGATTACATCAGTATCTCCTGTTCCCTTATAGAACATAATACTAACAGAATCACCAACCTTCAATCCTTCAGTAAATGTTACAATACTTCCTCCATCAAAAGTATATCCTTCACCAGGAACTTGAAGTATGCTATTAACAAAGATAAGAAGAACATCTTGGACATTAATCTTAGATCCTTTTCCAGAAACAATTGAAATTGAGTTTCCTGCTAGAGACAGTGGGAAATTTTTTCTAGATCCATCAATAAAATCATTAATATCGTCTAAAACTTGCAATTGTCCAATAGACCAACCAGCAAATTTATCATTAATAACTTCATCTATGGTAATTTTAAACTCAGAGAAGGATGAAGTTGTTGGTATTCCTGTAGATCCACCAATTGGAACAGTTAATATTTCACCATTTCCAAATCCATATCCAGTATTTTTAATTGTAAAATCAATAACACTTGATCCTTGACCAACAACAATATCAACTACGGCACTGGTTCCAATACCAACTGAACTGGAAGAATATTGTAATGGAATATTTGAATAACTTAATGGGTCATCAAACACAACAAATGGTTGATTTGTTGATGTGTATCCAGATCCTGGATTTGTAATCGCTACACTTACAATATTACCACCACTAATAGCAGCGGTTCCGATAAATTGAATGTTTCCAGTTCCAGTGCTAGAAGTTCCAACACCAAC